GCGCATCACCCGGACCAAGGTGATCAGCGTCGTCGCGCGATTGATGAACCTGATGTTCCCCGGCGACGAGCGCAACTGGTCGCTGGACGCCAGCCCCGACCCTGACCTCCAGCCGCAGGAGGTCCAGAGGGCCGTTGAGGCATACATGCAGGCCAACGGGCTCCAGCCCCCGCCCTCCCCCGACGTCATCGCCGCAGCGGTGCGCCAGCGCGCTCTGGACGCCGCCGACGCGCTGTCCAAGCTGATCGACGACCAGCTCCAGGAGTTGGGGGGCGACCAGAGCCAGGACTTCATCACCCTCAACCGGCGCGTGCTGCGCTCGGGGGCGATCTACGGGGTGGGCCTGATCCGCGGCCCCTTCGCCGTCGAGACCCAGCGCAAGAGCTGGTCGTTCACGCCCCAGCCGGCCCCGGCTCCCGAGCCCACGGGCCAGACCTTCGCGCAGCAGATGGGCGTGGACACGGGCGGGCCTGTCGCGCCGACGCCGGCGCCCAGCCCCTACCAGCAGCAGACGACGACCTCCTACAAGCCGCTGTTCGAGTTCCTGTCGGTGTGGGACTTCTACCCCGACATGACGGCGCGGTCGCTGCGCGAGGGCTCCGGCTATTTCGTCCGTTCCGTGATGAGCCGCCATCAATTTCTTGAGCTGGCCAAGCGGCCGGACTTCATGGGCGACGTCATCCGCGACTATGCGCAGGCCAACCCGACGGGCAACTACAAGTCGCAATCCTACGAGAACGAGCTGCGCGTCATGGGCGTGGCGGTTAACGCTAAGGCCAGCGCGGCGCGTGAGGACGCCGAGCGGTTCGAGGTGCTGACCTGGCACGGTCCCGTCAGCGCGCGGACGCTGGTCGAGTGCGGGGCCGAGGCGCCCGACAAGCGCCTCGGCGACGACGTCAAGGCCGAGGTGTGGATCGTCGGCGACCGCGTCATCAAGGCCGACCTCAACCCGTGGGAGAAGCTCGGCGTCGACGTGCCGAGCCTGCACACGTTCCTGTTCGACGAGGACGACGTCAGCCCGCTCGGTCAGGGCGTCTGCGACATTCTGCGCGACACCCAGATGAACGCCTGCAACGTGGCGCGCATGCTGTTCGACAACGCCTCGGTGGTCTGCGGGCCGATGCTGGAGGTCAACGAGGAGCTGCTGGTCCCCGGTCAGGACGTGCGGTCGATCGAGGCATATAAAATCTTCGTTCGCGACAACAACAACGATGCGCAGAACGCTCAAATCCAGGCGGTGCGGAACATCAAGGTCGACAGCCACATCCCCGAGCTGCTGAGCGTCTACCAGATGCTCAAGGGCTGGGCCGACACCGAGACCTTCGTCAACCCGCAGACGGGCGGCGACAACCAGCTTCCCAGCGAGCCGATGCGCACCATGGGCGGCGCTTCGATGATCCGTGGCGAGGCGGCGCTGCCGTTCAAGGACATCGTGCGCCAGTTCGACACGCTCACCGCGTCGGTGATCGGCGCGCTGGTCATGTTCAACCGGCAGTTCAACCCGGACGCCGCGCCTGGCGGCGACTACAACGTGGTCCCTCGCGGCGCGACCAGCCTGATCGCCAAGGAGATGCGCGCGGTCTATGTCGACCAGCTCGCGCAGACCCTGACCCCCGATGACGCGATCTACGTGGACCGGGCCAAGCTGGTCAAGGCGCGGTTCGCGGCGCGCGACCTCGTCGACATGATGGCCTCCGAGGACCAGGTCAAGCAGTTGCAGGCGCAGCAGGCTCAGAAGGCGCAGCAGGCGGAGCAGGCGCAGCAGCAGCTGATGGAGGCGACGCTCCGCAAGACGCTGGCCGACGCCTTCAAGAACGTCCAGCAGGGGCTGAAAAACGCCGCCGCGACCGATGCGGCGCAGGCCAACACCGCGCTGGACATCCTGGAGAAGGCCGGCATGACCGGCGGCGCGCCGGCGCAGCCCCCGGCCGAGGGAGACGATGGACATGGCGGAGCGCAGGCCGGGCAAGGCGGCGGACCTCAGGCGGCGGACGTCGGAGCTGGCCCAGGAGCTGGCGACGTCGGGGGCGCAGGCATGCCGGACGCGGGAGTTCGAGCAGCTCCGGCGCTTGATGCGGTGCTTGGAGGAGCGTAGTCTAAGCGCGTTGACCAGCGTGGACGACACAGCGACCTTAATGAGACACCAGGGCCGTGTCGCAGCGTTGATGGAACTCCGGGAGATGATCTTTGGCGACGAATGATGACGCTCAACCGCTCGACCCTGCCGCACCTGCCCCTGTCGATCCGGCTCCTGCTGCTGAGCCTGCTCCGGCCCCTGCGGCGGATGCGCCCGTCGCCGAAGGCGATGCGTTCGCCGCGGCGTTCGCCGAAGCCGCTCGTGAGGAAGCTGCGCCGGCCGAGGCCCCGGCCGCCACGGGGATAATCCCCACCGACGGCGCGGTCGAGAAGCCGGCCGCTCCTGCGGCTCCGGCGGTTCCTGCGTCGGCGGCTCAGACCCCTGCGACCCCTGCGACCCCTGCGACCCCTGCGACCCCTGCGACCGCCGCGTCTGAGGCCCCTGTCGCGCCCCCGACCGCGACCGATCTGGCGCGGGAGTTGGCGGCGGCGATGCGGGAGGCTCAGCAGCCGGCCCCGGCTCCGCAGGCTCCGGCTCAGCAGCCCCTGCCGACGTTCAGCTACACGCAGGACCAGGTCAAGGACATCAAGGAGTTTGAGGAGAGCTTCCCGGAGGTCGCGCGCGCCGTGCAGGCCCGCATGGACCATCTGGCGTTCAATCTGGCCTCGCAGATGCTGACGACGGTGGCCCAGCGATACGAGCCGGTGCTGGCGCAGGTGCAGGCTCTGGCCGAGAGCAACCAGATCAGCGAGCTGCGCACGCGCAACCCGGACTACGACACGATCAACAAGGACGCTGTGCTCGACTGGATCGAGCAGCAACCCGCCTATCTCAAGGCGGCCTACACGCATGTCGTGCAGGTCGGCACGGCGGCTGAGGTGACCGATCTGCTGGGACGCTACAAGCAGTCCCTGCCGACGGCTCAGGCCGCGTCCGCCGCTCCGGCGGCCGCTCCCCGCCCCGCCTGCCCCGCGCCCGGCTCCGTCTCCGGCGGCTCAGGCCGCGGCGCGCGGCATGGCTCCGGTCCGCACGGCCCGCACCGCGCCGCCGCAGCCCGGCGTCGCCGCGGACGACTTCGATGGGGCGTTCAAGGCGTTTGCGAAGGACGCAGCGAGCATGTAAGGTTCGCGCGACCACGGAGTTGCGCGGATGTATGTCAAGGCCGGTTTGGACGTCATTCCAGTTCACGGGATCGTCATTCTTGATCCTGCGACGGGGCAGCCTGCGGCTGCCCCGATTGACATTCTGGCACGAGCCGGCGCGTATGTGCTTGACCCCACGACAGGACTGCCAGTCTCCGTTCTGGGGACTGGCGGCGCGAAGATCACCATATTCACGTCGAGCGGCACGTTCACCGCCACTGCCGGCGCAAAGCTCGTCGAGGTCTTCCTTATTGGCGGAGGCGGAGGCGGCGGAGGCGGCGCGCGACAGGCCACCAACCTCGCTGTCTCAGGCGGTGGAGCGGGCGGCGGCGGCTCCGTCGCTACCGGCGTATTCGACGCCGCGCTCATCACCGCCCCGGTGACAGTGACGATCGGCTCGGGTGGCTCGGGCGGCGTCGGCGCGCAGAGCGATGGAACCGCTGGTGCGGCGGGAGGCTCCGGGGGCTTCACCACGTTCGGCACGTTGCTCAAGGCGTCCCTCGGCGGCGGCGGCGCGGGCGGAGGTCTTGCGGTTGCCTCTGGCGGCGGCGCGGGAGGGAACCCCGGCGGCAACGGCGGCAGTGGTTCTGGCGCGACGGCGGGCTTGTCGCCCTTCGCCATCTCCAACGGTGGCGCAGGCGGTGCCGGGCCGAACGTGTCCACTCCCGGCGCGGGTTCTGGCGGTGGCGGAAATCCCGCCGCAGGCAGCGCGGGGTATAATGGCGGCGCGTGCATGTTCGGCCCCGGTGGAGGTGGCGCCGGTGGTGGGATAACCACAGGGAATGTCGCCGCGAACGGCGGAGTAGGCGGCGTGACCTATGCGTTCACCGGGCCAAAGGCTGGCGGGGCGATGGGCCTCACCGCTGGCGTTGTCACGGGCGGGGCTGCCCCAGCGGTTCCGGCTGGCGCATTCGTTGTATCCGGCAGCGGCGGCGGTGGCGGCGCGTCGCATCTCACCGCGGCTGGCGACGGAGGCGCGGGCTTTCGCGGCAGCGGCGGCGGTGGCGGCGGCGCAACGCGAAATGGTGGTTACGCAGGAGCCGGCGGCGTGGGCGGCGACGGCTACGCGGTCGTCATCGAATACTTCTAGGGGTTGTGCAGATGCGAATGGTTCTTGTGAGGGACGGCGTCGTTGAGAACGTCATCGAAGCCGATCTCGACTTCAATCCCGGCGAGGGAGTCGTCATGATCCCTTCGGAAATCGCCGGACCGGGATGGACCCATGATGCGTCCGGATTTCACCCGCCGCCATCCGTCGAGGATGTGGCGGATGTCCCGGCGCAGATCGCGTTGTGGCAGGCGCGAGCGGTGCTCGAACGGCGCGGCCTGTTGGCGGCTGCGAACTCGGCGGTGACCCTAGCCGGAGACGAAGTGCTGCGCGCGGTGTGGGAGTATGGCAACGTGATCTCGCGTTCGTCTCCCGGCCTCGCTGCGCTCGCGAACGCGCTTGGCTTGAGCGACGCAAATGTCGACGAATTGTTTCGTGAAGCTGCGTCGCTTGAGGCTTGATCATCGCTCAACCATCTGATACGCAGGTGGTTGAGAGGCCCCTCAGCTGCATCGGCAGGCAAGCAAGCGTCTGCCCGCATGACCTAGTGACGGCGCTGGCCTCCATGGACCAAGTCACGAGGTCACATCCATGCTCATGAACACCTATGGCGACATCTCGCCGGCCGTTGCGGCGTATTCCGTCGTCCGCATGCTCAAGCGCGCGCTGCCCTACCTCCAGTTGGAGCGGTTCGGCCAGGCCTACACGCTGCCGACCAACAGCACCAACACCGCCAAGTTCCGTCGCTACTTCCTGACGGGCGCGACCGGCTCCGCCGGCCAGTTCACCGGCGGCATCAACGGCTCCGGCGCGGCCCCCGGCATCCCGCTGGCCTTGACCCCGCTGGTCGAGGGCGTGACGCCGTCGGGCAACAGCCTGTCCATGCAGGACTACACGGTGAAGCTCGCCCAGTATGGCGACTACATCACGATCACCGACGTGATCCAGGACGTCCATACCGACCCGATCCTGGCGCAGGCCACCGATATTCTCGGCGAGCAGGCGGCCCAGACGGTCGAGGTGCTGCGCTACAACGTGCTCAAGGCCGGCACCAACGTGTTCTACGCCAACGTGGTCGCGACCCGTTCGGCGATCGTCGGCACGATCACCCTGGCGGACCAGCGCCGCGTCACCACGGCGCTCAACCGCCAGAACACCAAGAAGATCACCCAGGTGGTCGGCTCCACGCCGGACTTCTCGACCAAGTCGGTCGAGGCGTCCTTCATGGCGGTCTGCCATCCCGACCTCGAAAACGACATCCGCAACATGGCGGGCTTCGTGCCGGTCGCCTCCTACGGCCCGCACACCTCGCCGTTTGAGGGCGAGATCGGCTCCGTCGAGCAGGTGCGTTACCTGACCACGACGATCGCGCTCCCGTGGGCGGACGCCGGCGGGGCCAAGGGGCTGATGCGCTCCACTTCCGGCACGTCGGCCGACGTCTACCCGATCCTGATCTTCGGGCGCGACGCCTTCGGCATGGTCACCCTCAAGGGTCAGTCCGCGCTGACCCCGATGGTCGTCAACCCCAAGCCCGCGCCCGGCGATCCGCTGGGTCAGAGGGGTTCTTGCGGTTGGAAGACCTGGCAGGGCACCGTGATCCTTCAGGACGCATTTATGGCCCGTCTTGAGGTGGCGGCGACCGCGTAACGCGAGTTACAGCGAGGGTCAGAATGGAAATCTCTGGCTTGACACCGAGATTTCTACAGGGGAACCTCCGAGGCGTCAAGCCAGAGAGGTTCCCCGATGACCCCTGAAGAAGCGCGCGAGTTGTTCGATTACGATCCTGAGACCGGGTTGCTGAGATGGCGGAGGAACGTCTCCCGCTGGAGAGCAGGCCAGATCGCCGGGACCGTGAAGCCTAAAAAGGACCGCACGACTTATGTCCATGTGCGCTACGCTGGGAAATGGTTCTCCGCCCATCGTCTCGCATATGCGGTCGTTGAGGGTCGGTGGCCGAACCCGTTTATTGACCACATCAACGGGGACGGTACAGACAATCGGTGGTCGAACCTGAGAGAAGCGACGGCGTCTCAGAACGCCCGGAACCGTAAAACTCCGCGAACCAACAGTACGGGTGTTCGAGGAGTGGTCGCGGTGACGAGGTTCGGAAAAGTCGGCTACGAGGCCCGGATTAAGGTCAACGGCAAGGCGATCGAGCTGGGCCGGTTCAAGACGAAGCAAGAGGCTGCCGCGGCCTATCTTCGCGGTCAGGAGCAACATCACGGCGAGTTCGCGCCGAACGCGAAAAGGAACTAGAACATGGCCACCACCACCATTGATCTCGGCTCTCAGGCCGGCGGCGTCGTCAACATGTGCTCCGCCGTGGTTACCGGCGATGGGAATGATCAGGTCCTTCGTCTCGGCTTCGTCGGTCGTTCCGCCAAGATCATCATCGGGGCCGACTTTTACGAACTCATCGCGCACTACCCCAAGACCGGGGCTGCGACCGTGAAGATTTACAAGAACCGCGTCGCCGACGCGACGGGCGACGTCGTCTTCGCGCTGGAGGACAGCGGCAAGAGCACGGTCGTCATCAAGGTGGCTGCGCTCGCCGCCGCCGCGACCGCGCTGGTCATGGTGTGGGGCAGCTGACCTTGCGTCTGTGAGAAAAGCGTGAAACTTAGGGGCGGGCCTTTGAGCCCGCCCTTTTCATAAGGAACGGCTCCTCATCAGCGCAGCCGACGATCTGTTGCGCGAGCGCTTCCGCAATTCCGGGATAGGTGATAGAGCGCTTGGCCCAGCGATCATCCGAGGGAGACAGGCGGTTCTGGCCGTTGTCGGTCTGGTTGCCCCAGCGCGGCTTTCCACCGACGATGCGCGGCGGGACGTGGCGCGTCGGCGTCAGCGGCGGCGCGCCCCTGATCCACAGGCAGGTGGCCTTGCTGGCGTCGTCGCCGAACTGGTGAGGCTGGACGATCTGCGTCGGCTTCACCCAGCGTCGCGACAGGCAGCCGACCGGATTCTCGATGACGACGGTGTGGATCGGTGCGGCCCATAGAGCCTCGACGAAGCGGATGGCGTCCTCGCGCGCGGCGCGGCGGGCTGCGCCGACCAGCGTGCCTGGCTTGACGCGCTGGTGATAGGGGCCGTCGCCATAGGCCCATTCGGCCGCCGACGTGAGGTAGGTGCAGGGCGGATGGAAGATCGCGGCGTCCCAGCACTGATCGAGGACCGCAAGCACGTCGCCCTTGATGTGGTGCGGGTCGGCGTCGGCGGCGTCGAGAAGGTCGCAGGACCATGCGTCGTGGCCGATAGCGCGCAGCGCCCGCCTGACCGTGCCGCTGAACTCGCACCCGACGAGGACGCGCATCAGGCGCTCCCTTCGTCATCATCGCCGACGATGGTGGATTTGGCTTCGGCGATCAGATCGAGGAATGGCGCGACTCGCTCGGGCGAATAGCCGCAGGGACGGCCGGGGTTGCGAGCGGCTTTCGGCCTGGCCTTCGGCGTGGGCTTTGCGGTCGTTCTGGCCATGGTGCTGAGGCTCGAAGTCGGGGCGCGAATCGGAAACCGATCTGATTTCCGGCACCATGGCCGCGCGGCGAAATCCGGTCAAGAGGAATTTTCACCTAGTTTTCCCGTTAAACCACACACGCGAAAATGTGAAATGCGATCCAGCGATCATTATCAAGGTGGCTGCGCTCGCCGCCGCCGCGACCGCGCTGGTCATGGTGTGGGGCAGCTGACCTTGCGTCTGTGAGAAAAGCGTGAAACTTAGGGGCGGGCCTTTGAGCCCGCCCTTTTCATAAGGAACGGCTCCATGAGCGAGAACCAGATCAGCATCGAGCGGGTCGAGAACGGCTACGAGGTCACGGTCCCGGACCCGAAGCTCATCAAGGCCAACGCCAAGCGCAAGAGTGGCGATCCGTGGCAGGACCCGTGCAAGGAATACGTGTTCAAGACCAAGGAGGAGGTCATCAAATTCGTCACCGTGAACATTGGCACGCTCGAAAGTGACGAGTATGGTGATGCGTTCGACGCCGCGGTTGGCGAAGACGACTGAGGAGATTTCCGTGGCTGATGTGATGCCCAAGCCGGCCAAAAAGGCGCCCGCCAAATTCTACAAGGTCACGTTCGAGGACAGCGAGAACATTCCGCCCGGCGGACAGTTCTTCCAGCTCAACGGTCGGTCCTGGATGCTCAAGGCCGGCAGCACCTACGTCATCCCGCTGGGCCTGAAAGAGG